TGGCGTAAATCAAGGAATTGAAGCTACCATAAATGACGTACAAATGTGGGTTCCGCTTGACCCAGACAACGCAGATTTTGCAGAAATCCAACGCCAAGTAGCGGCTGGCAAACTCACCATAGCAGATGCGGATTAATGAATGGAGCCGATAACAACAGCTATTGCTGCGGTTACTGCGGCTTCAAATGCGATAGGGTTTATCAAGGCTCGAATTAATGATGTTCAATCTGTTGCTGATATTTCAGACCAAATCGGAACATTATTCTCAGCGCAAAAAAAACTCAATGAAGAGCGTAATAAACAAGCTGGTGTTGGTGACATCAACATTCGCAGTTCGATTGATGCAGTTCTTGAGTCTAAAAAACTTAATGAGCAGATGCAAGAAATTGCTACGATGATTAATATGCGTTGGCCCAAGCCAGCCGATCAACCTAGCACATGGCAGGAGATTCTCAATCATCATAATCAGAAACTCAGGGAACAAAAAGAAGCGATTAAGAAAGCGAAAATTGAAGCGGCTCGTAGGCAACAAGAAATGGCAGAGACAATTAAAGCGTGTGCAATTATCTTCGGTGTACTCTTGGTAGCTATTTTCTTCTTTGTTGTAATGTTTATAACTATTGCACGCAGTTATGAGGTAGTGGTGTTATGATTACTGTAGAACAGTTTTTGAAATGGAAAGTATTACCACGATTTATGATGCTTGTATCTACAGCAATGTCGTGGCGATGTGCTGAATGGTTTATGTCTTTGCCACCTTCAGATCAAACAACACAAGCTGCTAGTTTTGTAAGCGTTGTCATGGGCGTTATGACAGGTGTGTTTGGTATCTGGATGGGGCATGAACATAAAGGTGAGTAATGTTTGAGACATTTGTTTTGGTTATTACTATGTGGGGTAATGATGGAAACGACTGGCATTACATTGGCAATCAAATTGTACTGCAACAAGAAATGACAGAAGAACAATGTTTATATTTAGTTGATGAAGATATGTGGCAAGCTTCTTATAATAATAAATATTATCAATTAAAAGCACATTGTTTTCCAACAAGTTGTGCTGGAAAGGATGAGTGTAAATGATACAGGCTTTAATCGGCCCTATAGCGTCACTGGCTGGCACTTGGATGGAGTCAAAGGTAGAAGCTACCAAAGCTAAAGGTAAGGTCGCTCAGGCAAAGGCAGAGGCCGAAGCAGAGTTGATGAAGCATGAGGCTGGGTGGGAAAAGGTTATGGCTCAGGCTTCTGACAATAGTTGGAAGGATGAGGCGTGGACGATTCTTTTTATTATTATAATAGGTATGTGTTTCGTACCGCCTCTTCAGCCATTTGTTAGGGATGGCTTTGAGGCGTTAGAAACAACACCAGAGTGGTTTCAGTATGCCGTTTACGCTAGCATAGCAGCGAGTTTTGGTTTGCGGTCATTGAAGGGAATAAAGAAATGAAGTTGTCAAACAATTTTACATTAGATGAAATGGTAAAAAGCCAGACAGCAGAGCGTAAAGGGATACCGAATACACCTGATGATGATCAGATAGAGTCTATGAGATTGTTGTGTGAGAATATATTGCAGCCGATTCGTGATGAATATGGGCCGTTTATTGTATCGTCAGGCTTTCGCAGTGGTGAGTTGTGTGTTGCTATAGGTTCAAATATCCACAGCCAGCATGCAAAGGGTGAGGCTGCCGACTTTGAAGTTGCTGGTGTGGATAACTATGGGCTGGCTGTATGGATACAAGACAACCTCGATTTTGATCAGTTAATATTGGAGTGTTATACTGGTGGTAATAGTGGTTGGATACATTGTAGCTACAAGCCAGAGGGTAACAGAAAGCAAACATTAACTTATGATAGGGTAAATAACTATCGTGAAGGGTTGCTTGCCTCATAAGTAATAGCAGAATATCCAGCTATATCTAGCCAGCTATCTGCTGTTCCCGGCTCTATAAACCCATCATCCCGGCAATTAGCTTTGATGCGTGCTATTTTTAATAGCATCATCATTATACCTACATCTTCTTTTGAGAATGTATGCTTACCTATATATGCAGTCCATAAATCTGCGATTGCTTGCAGGCAATCTTTTGGATCGCCATACTCCCTTGACTCTACAATATTAATTACTTCGTTTAGAAACTGTACTCTATTCATTATGCATACTCCTCTTCATCAATAGGTATGTGATACCTTTGTAGTTGTTTAATTGTGTTACGTTTAAATTTATCTATAGGTGCAAAGACCCAGCCCCATTTGTTTGTTGGAGTTTTTATGTGGACTAATCTGCCACAGTCTGTACAAACAAAGTCTGCTTCACCATATTGAGCAAGCATAACTTCGCCAATGGTTGATGGGGGCATTGTACATATTGCACAGGTTTCTCCATGCCATATCATTTTACCTGACTCTTGTATTTCTATAAGGTCTATAAATCTTGGGTCATAGGCTGATGCTTTGCCATGATGTTGTTCTTCAATAAAGTTATCTTTGTAATTGTAGAATGGTGCAGATGATTCGCCAGATATAGTTGGTTTATCTACTGTTCCTTTCTTTGCACTACTAGCAGACAACAACCCATCTAAATGAATTTTGTTGTGATGTCTTTTTCTACCTGTGTATGCTGCTCTGCGTTCAGCCCTATCTGCATCTGTAAGATTTAATCTTGGTTTATTTTTTATGGCTTGGTTGTTGAGGTAGGTTTGTTTAGCTCTTGCAATTTCTTCGTCTGTGGATTTTTCGGCTAGTGTGATACCCATCTGTTCTAGTTCACGTTGTATCCTGATAGGAGAGTTCTTAGGTAAGTGGGCGTGAAGGTCTACAGATTTAGGCTTTCGTGGTCTGCCTTTTGGTTTGAAACCATAGGAATCTATAACTGCTTGCCGTCTTTTAGATATTTTTGGCATGATTAATATGTCCGTTTACTGACGTAATAACATTCTACACAGTTACCATTTGAAACTAATCTATCTGCGACATGCCCATGAACACAGGTAGTGCCAGTAAAGAATGTTTTTAGTCCTTGTTCTTTGGCTTTATCACGACTGATCTTTTGTTTGTATGATGGATTGTCACTTACTAATCTAAGTGCGTCTTTGATTTCTTCTATTGTAGGTACTTTCATTATTGCCTCCTAATGAACGAGAAAAGAAATTGTAAACGATAAAGTAAATGCAAGGTAACATATAAGAAGAAATGTAAATAAGTTACTTAGTTTCATAATGCCCTCCAATAAAAAAGCAGGGATACGGCTGACATATCCCTGCTCTATCCGTTTCGTGTAGCCGTAAAGACTATCCTAGAACGGAATATCATCCTTGATAACCTCAGATATTTGTGAAGTTTCTTGTGTATTTTGTGAACCATTAGACTGTCGTGGTTCACGTTTTAGAGACAGATATTTTTTACCATCTTTCTCTCGTTTCCAACCTGCCATTCTATAGTTGTTATCCATTGGGCCACTATAGTTTGGCTTTTTGTTGTCAGGTGTAGCATCATCGTCTGCATACAGCACACCGACACGCTGGTAAACTACAAGCACATTACGATCTTGTTTATCTGTATCTGTAACAAGAACTAATTGTTTCTTGCCATCACCATCGTAGTCACAGCTACCTGTTAGCAACATACGTTGTTTGTCTAGTGGGGGGAATGCAACCCCCCTATTTGTATTATCATATTCCATAGGCACTCCTTTACAATTCAAACTCTGAACCAACTGGTTCATCGTTGTCTGGTTTTACAACATGCGGTTTGCTTCTTGATGCATCGTTGCCATCGTCATCTTCTGATGGCAAGCCATACGCTGATTGCAATGCATAACGTTTAGCGTAGGTAATACCACTACCCATTTGTTGTGGGTTGTCTTTATCTTTTACTCGTACAGGGCAAAGACTTTCTTTTCTTTCACCTGATGGTACATGCGTAATGATTGTCTTTACAACTTGTACAACATGTCCTTCGATAGCAACCAAATCCAATGGCTGTGTAAAATACAAACCAAACTGGTTGCCTTGTCGGGCTGCATCCATCACAGCTTCGAGTGTAGCATATGTGCTTTTGAAATGTGGGTTCTTACCATCCTTAGATGCAGACAATGCAAGCATTTGGAATGCAAGCATAGCTTCATCAAAATCTGCAATAGTTTTATTCTTCTGTTCCTTCTTGTCCATAGTAGCCTCCGTTACAGGACGTTGATACGACAAGCACCGCGCTTGTCGCGTTTGATAGATAACGATTTACAAAACACTTCTCTTTCATCATCACGAATCAACTCTTTCAATTCTTTTTTTGCTTTGTCGTGTGCTTTGGCATCTTCCATTGTATTTACAAAATCAGATGCAAGAGATGTAAAGTAGTTATCCTGACTAGCATCTCTGGCTTTTAGGCCATTGATCTTTACAGATGACCAATCAACTTTCCATGAACTGATGTCATAGCTTGGCTCTGTATCAGTCTCAACTAAATGCCAGAACTCTTTTGCTCGTTTGCAAACTGCATTTAAATATTTGCCATCATAATCTACAACACGATAGTCATGTGTGTTGCCAAAGATTACAGACAGATACGCTTTGTTAGTCGTAAAGAGATTCATATACAACTGTATCTGCGGCATGTATGAATCAAGCATATCATCCATATTGCGATTGCTGGATGTATGTTTGCATTCAATTATGTATGGCTCACCTTGCTCGTCTACAGCTTTAGCATCTATTTGCCCCTTAAATGGCACACCACTAAGATGCTGAACAACAGACTCTTCACCTACATACTGATCTTCTAAATGCTGTATAGCAAGGCCAGTATCTCTTGCAAGCCAGCGTAGATTAAACTGTTCTGTGTGAGTGCCAAGCTGCACTCTGAATATATGGTCAAGGTTCTCTGGTTCTTTGCGTCCAGTTTTCACCAGCCATAGATCGTGCCATTCACCTTTCATAATTGTGTAGAGGTCTGAGCCTCCGATAAAACCTTTTCTGTCCATTCTATGCCTCCTTAATGAACTGCATTATTGCACTATAGTCGCGTATTTGCAACAACTTTATTGAGTAACCCTTGCACATCTATAGGCTTGGTTTTCTTTTCATGCCTATGGATAAAGTAAAGCAACGAATAAGGTGGGTCTTGTTTCTTATTCAGCTTGTACTCCAACACACCAACAGCATCATCTATAAATGAATCTACTGTATATCCTTTAGACAACAGATCATTTGCAAATTCTTCTTGCCGTAGGTTGTGATGAAATTTTTTAGAACCAAAACGTTTCTCAACTTCTATTTTATATCTAATACAAAGTTCTCTATTATTATCTATATTAGGTTTTAGTAGGTTAGTGTCGCTCTGAGCGACAGGTGTGTCGCTGACAACGACACGATAGAGGTTCGAGTCGAATGGTCTTTCAATACGTTTGATTAGTTTACGCTCCTCTAAATAATTTAATTTTTTAGCAACACTTGATCTATGCATACCAGTACGCTTGGCGAGTGTGGCTGTTGAGGGCCAGCACTCGCCAGCTTCATTGGCGTAATCGCATAAAGTAACAAGCAACCACTTGGCTAGAGGGTCATCAATCTCTAGCCGCATGGCATCAGCCATGTGTGTAAACATTAACTTGATTTTGTATTGGAATGTTATTTGGAAAATGATATTGCGCCCATCGCTTGCCACCTTTTGATAGCATGCGTGTTTCTATTGCATGCCCTTCACATCGCAACTCGTTTATACGAGATGCTAAACGCATGCATCCAAAACTGTTAAGAGCTTCCATTGGTGTAATGGAACCATGTTTCTTTATATAATTTAAGACATGTAGTTTTTGATTCAAACTCATATTAGCCTCCTTTAAGTTTGACTTCATAATACATCATATGACATAATAATATCACATTCATGTTTCTTCCTTAGACTAAGTGCGTTGGTTGTTAGCCTCCTCTCATCCAACGCACAATTTTTTCTGCTAATGGGTTACTGACCTCGATACATATAAAGTTCGGGCCACTCTTTTGTTTTAAGAGATACATATCTGCTGGCTGTTCTTTATGTGTTTTAGTTAGAAAACTAAAGCCTCGTCCTGTTGCTTGGTATTTAGATTCAGCAATCAATCGTCCGTCTTTGGTTTCGATTTCGATGTCGCCAGCAAATCTTCCACCCAACTGTCCTGACAGAGGTTGCCGATGCGCTTTGGCACCGCACGTTTTAAACCATTCGACCCACCATCTTTCGTGATAGCTTCCTTTGTTGCGCTGAGATGATGCCATCGTTGCTCCTCATGGCAAGATAAACAAACTAATACGCCGTTACCATAAACTACAAACCATTGTGTTATAATACCACATGTTTTGCATTCATTTTTTTTGCCTAGTTTGTCTGGCTTTGATTTGTATTTCCGCTTCGAGGGCATCTAACCAACATATCAAAAGAAAGTTTGATGGTACACGCTTGTATTGTTCCCACTTGTGTATAAGTGAGACATTACAACCAATCTTATGGGCTAATTCTTCTTGTGACCAGCCTTGATTGTGACGCAAACCAATCAATCCTTGCACAATAGTGTGCCAGTTAGGACTGATTGATTGTGCTGTGTTGTAATGCGTGAATCTTGATTGCATCTAACACCTTTTGTGCAGTCTTTAATCGTAAATCACCACCATTTTTAGTTCTATAATATGTACTGGTAGGTACATCTGATAGTCTAAATGCTTGTAATGCTGATAGATTTACAGCCTGTGCAGCAGTCTCTATTTGTTCTAAGTAAGTAATCATAAACAGAGACTACTGCAAACATGCAACAAAAATCAAGCCTCAATTATATTTCAAGTTTTTTGAATATGTTTGATACCTCTTGTTTGTATAATTGATAGTCACCTGATGCCATTTTATTAAAACCATACATAGCTGATGTATGATCTTTATCTATAGCTTTTGCCATACATGGATAGCTTGCTTGTGTTTTCACTTTGCATATCCAAAAATATAGATGCCTAGCGGCAGCTAATATTTTGTTTCTGCGTCTGCTAATGAGTTCGGTAAATGTAATATCGAACTCACTAGCAACCGCTTCAGCTATCACAAGACAGAATGCTGTGTCGTTAAGATGATGCCGCGTTCTTGAGTTCATTGCGTACCTCCGTATCTTCTAGCACTCGTTGCCCATCTGCAATGTCATCCGCATACTTGGCTTCCCATGCTTCTGTTGCACGATCTTCAAACTTCTGACGATCAAATGTTATGTTTGTATCTACAAGCGCATCAGCCATCTGTGTGATTTGTGACGGACTAGATACGAGTGGGCCAAAGAAATCTGCAACAAATTCAAAGTGTTGTCTTGTGAATTTTGGTGGGTTGTTCTTCATGTTTGCCTCCATTGTTTTCCCAACAATTACATTCTCTTACTAAATCAGTGGGCATGCATACGCAGTGTGTCCACTCTACGCATCCATACCCATCGGGTACTCTGACCCATCCGTTGTTTTTGTCGTGACAATATTTACAGATCATACTGTTTGCCAATCCCATTTGTTGATTGCTTTAGCTACAACACCTTCGCGTAAACGCTGCGTGTTGGCTGGTGATTTTGAATCTTCAGTGTGTGATGACCAGTAGGTAAGCGCATTGTACAATGCCCACTTGGTCTTACCCAATGCTGCACTGTCTTTGAACCAACAGTCCATCAGGTTATCAAGCTGTCGTTCATTCCATTTGAATGTGCTTGTGTTGTTCTTGATCTTACAAACTTTTTGTTTGAAGAAGTTTTCAGCTTCAATATCGCTGACAATAATCTTTTGCCATGCCCAATACTGTTCTTTAGTAAGAAAGAATTGGTCAAGCGCAGCTTGTAGTTTAGATGCGCTGGCTTTGACATCGATGTTGGCTGTATGTTTCTGCCATGTTTTTGCCACTGCATGCTGGCTCACCATGCCATTCAAACAATCTAGTCGCAGTCCTTCTGCTGATTGCTGGAATGCCCATGATCCATCGTATGAGTTGAAGAATGTAAGCTGGAATGCAACGATGTCACCTACTGAAGGTTCGATAGTCAGATCATTGAATCTGATTACACCTTTCAGTTTGGCTCCGTTGTCATATGTTTTGATGCAATGATTGTAGTCATTCGATATACCTGCTGCATCTACAGCATCAAATACTGAGTTGACTACATCATCATGCTTGACTGCTTTGTATTTAGAACCATGAACACCAAGCACTTGGTTGGTGTCGGTTCGTACAATACAACGTGCCATCGATGGTGGTACTTCGATTGATTCAAAGTTGGTGACTGTATGCATATCGCATG